CGGGCGACTTGGCGACATATGTGTGTGTGTCATTGGTGATGAGTTTGTGAAGATATACGAGCAACATGCTAAGTACTTCCTCAATGCACCTGCACTGGCGCAATCATTTCGTATGCGTTGCGTTGAGAAGATAGCCGATAGTGACAACGTTGTATACTACAAGACCATGTACACCGGCACTAAGTTGGACAAGCCTACTCACTTCACTTACGACTACACAACTACAGTGGAACTGACTGAGGATAGAACTATAGCAGATACATGGTCACTACGCCACCACATCAGCCACCTGTGGCTAGAGCACATGAGCTATGACTTCCTCATTCAACACCTACCAGCCATAGCCAATGAGAAGATGTACGAGAACCAACTGTCTGCAGACTATTGCACACCTAGCGATGACTTCAATCGTGCATGTGCGTACTTGAACCAGCACCACAGAAGTATGCCTCTGTGGGCGCGTGATGCATACAACCGTAGTCGCCCATTCGATGAACAAGTTGAGCACTTCAAGCCTAACAGGTGGCAGCGTACTCAACTCAAACGTGCCATTGCTATCCTACACTACAACGGGAGCATGATTGACCCTGCTACTATAACCACGTGCGCTTCCCTGCCTGAAGATGTTATAGGCTTGTACAAGAACGGCACAATCTACATCACTAAGGAAGCGTTCGAGCGTGGCTTCTTAACACTACTCGGCACTCTCTACGAAGAATACACACACTTAACTACTGGCTACGAAGACGGCACTAATCGACTACAGAACCTACTCGTAGACAAAGTAGCTAACTTGATGCAACAAGTCTACGAGATGGACAAAGACACTGAAACTGAGGGGAGTGAATGACTATGCACATCGTAATCCTAGGCGATCCTATCAACGGCTACACCTTCGTAGGTCCATTCCCTACTAAGGCCGACGCAGAGCTATACATCGACGAAGATGGCAGTGACGACTGCGCGTGGACTGTCATGCTGACAACACCGGGGGAGGTTAAGGACTAGTCATGTTGCAACTACTCTACTACTACAAGACAACACTCACTGTGTTCGTTCTCGTCTACCTACTGCCCGTCATTGCGTTCATCTATGCTGTCAAACACCGACAAGTGTTGAGCAAGATCAACTACGCTGCATGGCTGGTAGGTACATTCTACGGTGGCATGACACTATGGAGCTTGTACTGGCTGCTCTTTAGTGGTGAAGCTAGCGCTAGCCGGTGTTGGGATGGAGGGCATTTGATATGTTAAGCGCACTTAGTAAAGACAAACGCACCGCTGCTAGTCGTCCACAGCTAGAACATCGTCACTTCGCTGTGGTAGCTGCTACTATCAGAGAGATGCAACCTGATAGCTGGCGTCGAAGCACTGCTCATCACTTCGCCAACAGCTTCAAGCGGACAAACACTAAGTTCGACTACAGGCGTTTCCTAGCTGCTTGTGGAGTAGACGATGACTAAAGACAAAGTGCCGCAGCACGTTAAAGATCAACGTGCTGCGGCTGCTGCTGGTAGAACTGTTGGCAAACGCACCAAGCAACTGCGCCACCACCGTGAGCGTAGTGAGAGCTATGACGTATTCCGTCGCATCAACATGCACAATGGTGACAAAGATGTGTGTTGGGAATGGCTCGGCGCTCACGGCACAGGCACACGTGGCGAAGTACGCCCGCGTGTATGTATCGACAAGCGTCATTACTACGTCTACCGCGTAGTCTACGAGCTTTATACAGGGTATAAGCTGCAGGAGCGGGAAGTTGTCCGCCATGTGTGCGACAATTCGTGGTGCTGCAACCCATATCACATGTTGATAGGCTCACAAGCTGACAACGTAGACGACATGTTGCAACGCGAGCGCGTAGGTCTGAAGCACTACCAAATCCGTCGCATCATGCAAGCACTAGAGGTCGGTTGCACTGCTACTGACGTATGTGCAATGATGAAACAAGGCTACAATCTATCACTAGACGAAAGCGTGGTGCGCAAAATCCGTATGCGTGTGATCTACAGGCACATTGACTGGCCGTGGGGTGATGCTTATGCCAACGCGCGCAAGCGTAGATTGGCAGAGTTAAGAAATCAACGACTTGCATCTGATCCTAAATCTGCTATAATAAGTGATAGTCAACAAGGAGCTACAACACATGGCGAAGAAAAGGAACGTAAAGATGACTAGTCCTGAGAAGAAAGAACTACCACTCGAAGCACGTGCTATACAATGTATAAACACATTCCTAGCACCGAAGACTACTCAAGATGCAGTGGACCAAGTGGCTGCTGAGTTCTTGACTGCTAACCTACTCCGCACACATGCTGAGAAGCGCTACGAAGCTGCTAAGCGTTCTATAGCTGCAGCGCACGAAGACAAGATCAATGATGTGCGTAATCGTGCTAGTGAGAGCATGATGAAGTCAACTATCATGCTCTACGGCAGTGATTGGGTGTTGAACCTGAATGCTAACCGTCCTGCTACACGTTGCGACGTTGATGAGCTACGAACAGAGTTAGTAAGAATGGGAATAAGCGTTGATGTGCTAGACGAAGCAATCGCCAAGGTAACAAAGAAGTCTACGCCAGCGTTAGTAATCTCTGTCACTCCCGTTGCGGGGTAATACACATGTCCAATGACGACAACGGCAAAGTCGTCAAGCTGCGCCAGCCTCAGGTCAACAAGCCTGTGGCTGGCGTTGGCGTTGGCGCAAGTAGCAGTGGCGCTAGTGTTGATGAAGCTATCAATCCTAAGTCATTCATGAACATGTCTGACCTAGAGCAAGACATGTTCCTACAGCAGCTACGCGAACGTCGCATGCGCGTGGTTGAAGTACTCAAAGCAGCTAAAGCTGCTAAGTCTCAAGCAACTTCAATAGCTGCCAAGGTCAAGCTAGAACGCAAGATAGATCAGTTGGAGAAACAACTTGAACGCACCACCAAGGCGCTCGATAAGCTCGAAGAACTTGTATACGATGTGCGTGCACTTACTCTCCAACACACCGATACAGACATTACAAGGGTCGCAGATAATGTCAAGATCACCACCGACAACGGAAGCAAAGGCTAGACTAGCTCGCCTCCGCTTCAAACAACAAACCACCAAGCGTGCACGTATTGACCTATTGCTGCAGCCTCTAATAGCTGCAGCACTTAAAGGCCCATTCGTGCGTCATCTTGCAGTCAACGAACGTGCTGGTCTAATTCAATTCCGCTTCGCTGGTCGTCGTGTGCAGTATTGGGTAGGTGCACGTAAGCTGTTAGTCAGCAACGCGATAGCTTCTACAGTGTATATAGACTACCAGCCCGATCAGCTAGTACGCGATGTGGCTGTGACTAATCCTAACTGCGCTTTCAACTTGTAGGAGGTTAATGTGGTGAACTATGTACAGAGAGCACGTGATGTGCGTCTGCTTGTGAAAGAACACGGAGTAGAACGTGGCTTGATTAAAGCCGTAGAAAGGCTGAGTGAGGATAATGAACTACTACGTCAAGAGCTAGCTGGCGTGGTGAAGACAGTCGATGTGATGGCTAACATCGTGTCTGACATATCTACTGTAGGTGCTAAGCTGAAAGACGACTTCGCTAAGATGCAACGAGACTTCCGAAGGGGAGAGGAACATGAGTGATGGCTTCAAAGTATACAAGCGCAAGTCACGCATAGAACTGCGTCCATACGTGTTCGGTGAGAACTTAGATGGTGTTAGCATATCAGCACCCGATAAGAAGAATGGCTCACCTAAAGTTGGTGACTGGATAGCTCGCAATCCTAAAGATCACACTGACTTGTGGCTAGTAAGTGCTCAGTACTTCGCTGACAACTATGAGGCAGACGAATGACAGACCTAGAACGCCTCGAATTAGTACTCCGTCGCGTGCACAGCGACCTAAGCAAAACTTCACGCTTCGCTGTCTCTGATGAGTTGTTGGTGTTGAAGTGCATCATTGACGAATTGTCGAAGATGAATGCAGACGTTAACAGGAGGCAAACTGATGTTGATAAAACCAACAACTGACAAGACGCTGCCTTGGGTAGACTACTCTACATTGTCTGCTGTGAACGTATGTCCGAGGTGGGGGCTAATTCACAACTGGCACGGCAAGCACTTGCCTAGTGGTGTCGAGCGTGTACTACCACTTGAAGCTGGCCGTGCTATGCATGATGTGTTCGCTTGTGCTCGCCTATTCGACCTGCTAACTGCTAAACCTGAACTGCGTAACAACATCAACGCCTACGCAGTGCGACTATTCACTAACGACATGTACCCTGAGCGTTGGCAGCAAGCCATGCGCTACTTCGACACTGGCGAAGACAGTGAAACGCGCTGTATGCAGATGGCACTCTCGCTGTTGGAAACCAGTGGCTACAGTGACGATCCACGTGACACTCGTCGCACACAGGCTAACCTTGAGAGTGCAGCTATCTCTTATATCCAACGCTACCCACTAGGCCGCTTCATTCCTATCTGCAACGACGACGCTACACACATCGGCGTTGAAGTGCCGTTCGACCTAACTCTCTACAGCGACGACAACAAACCTGTCATCCGTCTAGTAGGTCGCATCGACGCTGTATGTTTAGACACACTACGTCCTAGCGACAAGACGCCTGAGGTGCATGAGAATAAGACAGGCAGTCGCATAGACACTGTATGGTCGAGTAGCTTCGACACCAGTCACCAAGTAACCGGCTACTGCATAGCTATGTCATGTGTACTCGACATACCAATCCGCAACGTCGTCATGTGGGGACTACAGATACCAGTGCCTAAAGCATCTAGCTACACCGATGGCATCATGCGCTACCCAACTAGCCGCACTGATGAAGCCATCTACGAGTGGATGCTGTGGGTAGAACACACACTAGAGTTGATAGACAAGTACGAGAGCGATCCTACCAACGCACCGATGTACACTCACTCCTGCAATCGCTACTTCCGTAGCTGCTCACTCATACCACTGTGCACTGAGACACGTGAACAGCGCAAGCACATCTTCGACAATGAGATGAAGCAAGAACGCTGGTCGCCGTTGGAACAAGACAATCTAATATAGCAGTAGTTGCATGTAATCCTGCATGTGCTATACTATGTATAACAATGGGAGATGGTAGTGGAACTAAAGATTGAGAAGCCTACAGATGTACCAGCCCGCATCAGCATGATACTGTGGGGCGATGCTGGCAGTGGCAAGACCACACTTGCTGCAACTGCCCCCGGTCGCAAACTATTCCTGCTGCTCGATCCTGATGGTGACATGAGTATTCGCAACATGCCTGACTGGCAGCGCATCAATCTTACTAAGGAGAGTAGCGTCGATATTGTCAAGGAAGGCATGAAGCCTGACCCTTATACACTGTATAACATGCTCGGTGACTTTGACACCTTGATTGTCGATAGCCTCACCAAGTTCAGCGAACATGCGTTGCAGTACGCTGTACGTGTCGCGCCTAAGTCCAGCATCGAGGCTCCCGGCTTGCAAGGCTATGGCTTGCGTAACATCTGCGTGTCGTCGCTCATCTCCAATGTTCTCCGCATCACAAGTGCATTGAACAAACACGTGATCTTCATTACGCATGAGAAGGACGCTGACAGAAACGACGATGGTGCGATCATTAGCGTGTCGATGTTGCTCGGTGGGCAACTGCCGAACATCACTAGCAAAGACATTAGTGAGGTGTGGAACCTTCGTGACCATGCTGGCAAACGCTACATTGCTATTCGACCTGAGCGCTTTCGCTCACCTATGAAATCTCGCATGTTCGACATGACAAGTGCTACGAACTTCGAGTGGCGCTACAACTCTAACACTGGCAAAGGTCCGACGATAGCTGAATGGTGGCAGACATACACCGCCAACAACTACGCTAAGTTACCAGTGCCAAAGTGACACCCACTACTTATAGTGCTTACCCAATACACACTGAGCTAGCTGTAGCGGCTTGTTAGCTCTCTAATAGTGTGTATAACTAGAGTGCCGCTCAAACCAAGGAGCCATATATGGGCATACTAAACTTCAGTCAGAACATTGCAGATGCAGAACCACCTCCGCAGCTACCTGCTGGCGAGTACAAGGCAATCTGCACTGCAGCAGTTGATAAGATGGCAGCATCATCTGGCAATCCGATGCTGACATTGACACTACAAGTGCCGCGTAGTGAGTTCCCTGCAGACTTTGATCCCGGTGATGGTGTTGATGAGTTGACATTCACTCTCAACGTTGTCAGCCGTGACATTCCTGCAGACCGTTGGCGCATGAAGAACACTTGTAAAGCATTCGGTGTTCCCATGTCTAACAGTATCGACCCTAACGACTTTGTCGGACGCGAGGCTCGTGCTCGTATCCGTATGGGCCTCGATCTGGAAAAAAACCCACGCGCGGAAGTTGGACAGGTATTGCCTCTCTAACTTCTACAGTGTATAACGACAAAGCTAGGTGGCAATGTCGCCACCTAGCACACCCTAGTAACTCTTACAAGAGGAATTTGCAACAATGGCAGTAGCACCTGTCCGTAATACCGCTGGCAAGAAGCCAGCAAACCGCGCACCTCAGAAGCGCACCTTCCACTTCTTCCTCAAGGTTGTCGATGAAGCTGGCAATCCCATTCAGGGTGCCAAGCTGAAGGTTGACCGCATCATCACTGATGCACGTAAGGTCATCGAGTTCATGGACACACCTGATTATGCGGACATGGGCCTCACTCGTGTTAAGCATGAGGTCATCTCTACTAAGCGTGGCGAACAAGACGGAGCTACACAAGTCGGCTAGACCCGCAAACACCTAGCTAACGAGTGTGGGGCAGCGCCGCGTGTAGTAGAGTATCCCCTACGCATATGCGGCGCTGTCTATATTAATAAGCGCGAAACCTAGCGCTGAAAGGACATACGATGGACTTAGCTTTGGACGTTGAACAACAACGTGCAGTTGACATGTGCACGGACTACACAAAGCGCCTAGTGGCAGTAACAGGTGAAGCTGGCACAGGCAAGACAACAATCATCAAGAACACCTGTGACATACTCTCACAACACGCTGGCGGTGGCAACTTCACCATCGCCGCTCCCACCGGCAAAGCTGCTCGCCGCATACGTGAAGCTACTGGCTATCCAGCACAGACTATTCACAAGTTGCTAGAGTTTAACAGGCCAGATGTAGATGAAGAAACAGGTGAAGCTACATCTGTCAGTCAGCCTAGCCGAACACGACACCATCCACTCGATCAACGCATCATCATCGTAGATGAATATGCAATGGTCGGTACTGGCCTACACCGCGATCTTGTTAGTGCTATTCCTTCTGGCGGTTGTCTACGCGTGTTTGGCGATGTACGGCAGCTACCCCCTATAGAGAACAATGACCTAGCTGATCCTACCTCTCCATTCCAACGCTGCTTGGAGATGCCCAACACCTTCACGCTACAAAACATCTACCGCCAAGCCGAAGGCAACGGTATCATCGAAGCTGCGCGGCGCATAACTCGCGGCCAGTTCTTTGGTAGCAATCCTGACGTAGAGATACGACTGCACGACGCTGTACTACACAGTCTCTACACCAAGCTCGACGACGACAAGTCAATCGACTGGTGTAGTCTTGACAATCAAATCATATCACCCGCGCGTAAGTCTGACATAGGTACTATCAGGTTGAACAGCATACTACAGGCACGCTTCAATCCTGAGATGCCCGGTAAGACAGAACTACCGCGCAACAAATGGGAGGCTAAGAGCCGTGTCTTTGTATCAATCGGTGACAAGGTTGTATGCAACACCAACAGCTACGATCTACGTGATTATAGCGAGCGTTTCGCTGAGTACGACGCTAATGGCGTTGGCCTCATTGGCAGCTTTATCCCATGCCCTGATACGAAGCAAATGCTCAATGGTGAAGTTGGACGCATTCTCAACATTGATGAGTATGGTGTCCTAGAGATTGACTTCGGTGATCGTGTGGTAGAACTACCACCACGCATCAACGACTACAACATGCGTAAGCGCTTTCACTACCACTACGACCCGCGCAAGGCGATTGAGTTAGCATATGCACTCACGACACACAAATGTCAGGGGAGCCAGTATGATAACATCATCTACTGCATGGCTAGTTGTGCGTTCTTTAATCTTAGCCGTCCTAACTTCTACACTGGTATTACTCGTGCTGCTAAGCACGCAACCATTCTAACAGATCAACGCAGCTTCGCCACATCGCTCAAGTCGATGGGCTGGAAACGGAAGAAGACCACATGATGAACACTGCTGAATTGAAAGAGCGCTTCACATTGCAAGCGCAGACTGCAGGCTTGCAAGTAGAGTGTGCAATGGGCGGCACTATGAACGCCACTCTCGCTATAATAGCAGAAGCTCCCGGTCGCAATGAGATAGCTCAGGGCATTCCGCTAGTAGGAGGTGCTGGCAACATACTGTGGAAGGCAATCAAGACACACTGCCCTGAGGTCAAGCGTCATGAGTGCTACATCACCAACGTAGTCAAGCGTCAAGTTGCCTTCGACACTGACATTAATCGCAAACCTGTTGGCAAGCATGAGCTGACAGCGTGGCAGGAGCTATTGCTGTGGGAGTTGGCTATGTTGCCTAACCTACAACACGTACTCCTGCTAGGCAACTTCGCAGTCGAAGCACTCACTGGCAAGAAAGGTATCACCAACTGGCGTGGTAGCATCATCGAGTGCAACTTGCACAATCGCAAGCTGACTGCAGTGTGCACCTACAATCCTGCCTTCTGTGCACGTGACCCAATGGCGCACATCGTGTTCGACATGGATATAGGCGACAAGCTACGGCCAGTTGTATTAGGGAGATACAAGCAGCATGACGTATCGGTGCAGATCAATCCCACCTACAAGCAAGCACTTGAGTATATTCGTCATTGTCAAACCTCACCTAATCCAATCGCGTCGGATATTGAAGTCATCGGTAACGAGACAGCTTGCGTGGGCCTTGCAGCCTCACCGTATGAAGCCACTTGTATCGCATTTCGCAACGAGGAAACAAACTTATACAGTGTACAAGAAGAACACGAAATTCGTCGCCGTCTGCAACGACTTTACTCTACGCCAACTGTACGTGTGGTGTGGCAGAACGGCGGGTTCGATATGGCGTGGTTATGGTTTAAGGATCGGATACGCTGCAGGCCCGCATACAGCGACACGATGCTTGGTCATCATGTTCTATATCCCACAATGCCACACGATCTTGGCTTCATCGTTAAACAGTACACCACACACCCGTTCTATAAGAACGAGAAAGACGAGTGGCGACATACAGGTGGTATTGACAACTTCTGGATATATAACGGTAAAGACTGTGCACTCACGCTTGCGTCGAATGCTCACATCATCGCGGAGCTACGTGAACAAAAGCTCGACAAGTTCTACTTCGAGCATGTGATGCGTCTACAGGCTCACTTAGTGTTGATGACAGTTGGTGGTGTGCTGAATGATATGAAGCTACGCGAACACATGCTCGACCAAAACACACCGGGGAATTTGTATGACGATTTGCAGCACAAGCTAGCTGCATTCTACGGAGCTTGTCGTGAAGCTGTGAACGATCCCTTCTATACACCGAACCCAAACTCCCCGAAGCAGATGGCAGAGTTGTATTTCAGTAAGCTGAAGCTAGTAGGCAGAGGCACTAGCACCGATGCTACCAATCGTGAGTTGATGCGTAAGCATCCACGCACAACACAAGCTGCACGTAAAGTCCTCGATGCAGTTGATAGCTACATCGAGGACGATAAGTTCTACAGTGTATATGCATCAGCCAAGCCGGACGCCGATAGTAGGATGCGCTGCGACTACAGGCAGACCGGAGTACGTTCTGCGCCCGGTAGGCTTAGCAGTGCGCAAACACTGTGGGGCAGCGGCGGCAATCTGCAGAATATCCCCGACCGTGCGAAGGAGATGTTTATAGCTGATCCCGATTGCTGCTTCATCTACATTGATGGCTCTCAAGCGGAGGCTCGCGTCGTCGGCTGGCGATATAACATCGCAACGTGGATCGACCAGTTTGAGAGGGCTAGGCGTGACGGCAGCTACGACTGTCATCGCGCCCTCGCCAGTGACATGTTCAATGTACCGTACAACGAAGTTCCGACCTTCGACCGCTACCCCTTGGATGAAGTTGCCGCGAAGCGTGATGGCATCGCATACAATGCGGACATGGCGGGGAAGCCCACAATCCGTTACATCGCTAAAAGGTGCCGTCATGGTCTTAACTACCGTATGATGCCTGACCGTCTAGCTCTAACAACAGGCTTGTCACTATCAACAGCAAGTGAGGCGTTTGTCAAGTACCACAAGCTAACACCTGAGTTGAAGCTAGGATGGCAAGCCGATCTGAACCGAGTACGCGGTGAGCGTGCTATCTATAACGCCTACGGACGGCGATACGTTCAATTAATTCCAGTGACCGAGGAAAGCACCGAGGCGATAGTCGCCTTCTACCCACAGTCCACTATAGGCGACCACATCTGCCGCGTCATATATAAGTGTCACGACGATGACAAATGGCCCAAGGGCAAGGCCAGAATAGCGCTCAACACTCACGATGGGCTGATAGGTCTAGCTCGCAAGTCAGTAGCCAAGCAGGCACTACGTGTGATGGTCAAACACGCTGAAGCACCGATGCTGATAGGCGGCAAACAACTCATCATCCCTGCCGAGTGCGGCATTAGTGTGCCGGGGGATGATGGCGTACATAGGTGGTCAACGATCAAGAAGATCAAACAAGCGGAGATTATGCAGTAGCAACTACTCAGCACTAGCACCTGCGCTAGCAGTAGGATTGCTAATGCTCTCACGCAACATCTCGTCAATCGCCTTCATCGTTATCGGTCTACCTTGCAAGCGTGGAGCCAGCACCTTGCCATACTTGTCGCCGACAGTCTGCTCGAAGTACTTGGTGGCTAGGTGCTGTTGCTCCATGTTGTCCTGCATGCGACCGATGATGATGTTCTGCCTACGAGTACGTTCCTCTTGTGGCAGGTTATACTGCACAGCAACGGCGCGGTTCTGATTGCTCAACACGTTGTATTCCTTGTGCAGCTTGCCGAGTGTGCCAGTCGGGTTCTGCCACGCCTTCACATCTTGAGCAATCTTAATCAACGTCAAGTCACTCAACACTTGTGGCGCTATACCGCCAGCCTGTTGTGCTTGCTGCCTACGCAACTGTGCAGCCTTGCCAAGTACATCATCACGCATGCCTGAGATTGACCTGATGTACTGCTGATTGTCTTTGACATACTGCCAAGCAGGTGTGCTGACTTTGTAGCGTTCCTTGTTCTGCCATATCAACGGCACATCTGGCGCGTTGGTAGTGGCCTTGTTGTATATCTCCGTAGTAGCAGCCTTCAATCCTGCAGCGAAGTCTGCACTCTGCCTAGGTGTGAGAGACCCTAAGCCACTACCAGCCTGAGGGTGAAACTTTGCAGCGTGTAGTGCTACATCTGTACTTGCTGCCAGATAGCTACCAAAGGCACCGAACAGCGCGTTCATTGTCAACGCTGTAGAGTTGCTGACTTGACCTAGATTGGTAACGCTCTCTGACTGCGGCCCTGAACGGAATGCACTACCGAAGTTGCGTATCCACTGACCACCTCTTGTATCAGCACCTTGTGGGTCTAGCTTCATACCACTCTGTGCGAGTAGTGCTTGCAACAGCGGCGGCATAGCAGGTGTCAAGCTGTCTATCCATATCTTCGGCAGATCATGTGCTATCGGTCTAGGAGTAGCACTGCCGGGTATCATGCCCATCATCTGCATCATCGCCGTTGCGCTGGCAATGATACCTGTGAAGTCAGGCGGCAGTGTTATACGGTAGAACAGCTTGCGATTGAAGTTAGGGTTCTCACCTTTGTACCATGCCCACAACAACTGTGGTGTAGGTACATCGAAGCTACGCCACCTGTCATACTCAGGTGTACGCTCCCAAAGGTCTTTCCTGCTTTCCTCATTCCAGTACGTGCGCCAGTAGTAGCTCTGTCCAACAGCATACGTCATCAATGCCAGCCTAGGCAACATGTAGCTAGCAGTTTCAGGACTACCCATGTGCCTCATCAAGTGCCACGCACCTAACTTCGTCTGCGACAGGTAGGGCATAGCAACTTCTAAATCCTTCATGCCCTTGCTAGCTGGCACCTTCGACATGTCGCCACCAATAGCACGTGTCTCGTACTGCAGCTTGACCATCTCCTTCTCAGGTATATTACCGCCGTACTTGGCATGTAGCAGTGCATAGTTCTCGGTGTAGAACATGCGCTTTGGAGCGAGATACACACTGTCAAGCACATCTGTGTAGAAGCGCCATGCACCTTTCAATGGACTAGGCACCATCTCTTTGATAGCTTCATAGTGCCCACGCACCTGCGCTACATTATCTATGTCTCTGTTACCACGTGCTGCACCAAAGCGCTGCATCTTGACAGTGGCGAAGTTCTCAGCCATTGAAGCAACCTTCAACGACGCGCCGACCATCGCATGATAATTCCTCTCGCCTACAGCACGGCGAAATGCGTTGAATGGTTCTAGGCTAGACAAGCCATCAGCGATCTTGCGCGTTGCATAGTGTGCAAGCATCTCCGATACAGCCATAGCCGCATGATATGGCACAGTGACCAGTGCAGTAGGATCGGGTATACGGCCTATAACGTGCTTAGCAATGCTCTCAGGCAGGAAGCGGTTGCCTAAGTAGCTCAGCGTTCCAAACGACCTGTTAGGCATGCGCGTTAAGATGCCCACTAGCAGATCATAAGCAGCACCTTTGAGTGTGAAGATAGGATTGCCACGACCTGTAGTAAAGAACTTGAACCACCTACTCGTGACACCTAGCGTCTTCATCATGCCGTTGAAGCGTACAGGGTCTTGTCTCAGCCACGCTGCATAATCACGATCACCTATCTCCCAGAACTTGACGTTGCCGTTCTCCCACTGAGGCACAACATGAGGATCACTCATTGCCTTCTGTACATACGGCGTTTCAAGCTTATTATTTGGTATCCACTCCGCATTAGTAGTAGGATCACGCATGGCGCGTATGTTGCCATTGCTTACTAGGTCAGATGGCGTTCCATCTTTTTTAGTAGTCAGCAACCTAATGCCTTCATTGCGCGACCGAGTTAGTGCTTCCTCTCTGTATATGTCCTGCGCGTATCTAGCTATGGAAGTGCGCGGGTCTTGTACAGCCGTAATGCGTGTCTCAGGTTCATTCAGCCCACGTACAGGTGGCACCTCTCGCTTGAACTCATGTATAGGACTTTCACGTGCCATTGCTCTAGTAGCACCCTCGGCGTCACGTGTCATAGCGTTGTCAACGCTGTTCATGGCTGAACGCCATACGCGATTGAAGCCTGTTAGTCCTTTCAGTGGGTCATTGATGATAGGCATGTAGTAAGGGTCTTGTGCACGCATCCTAGTAGCAGCAGTCGGACTTTCCTTACCACTACTCACACGCACCGCAATCAAGTCATCATTCATCTTCTTCCACGCATCCCTGACCTGTTGCATCTCAGGCGATGGATCATTCTCGAATGCGTGTGCTATAGCTTGCTTCTGCGAAGTAGGTATCTCCGGTAGTGCAACACGCGCACTTGCATCAGCGTCATCTCTGAGGCGTGCTAGATCAACTTTGGCCTTGGTCAACTCAGTGCTGCTAGCAGGGTCTTTAAGTGTCTTCTCTAAGTTGTCGATCTTCTCTACAAGCTCACGCTCAATCACCCTATGACGCGACATAAGCGTTGACATTATTCCGCCGTCTAGCGCAGCACGCATGTCAGCATTGGGTAGATTGTCTATTGCTTGAAACAACTCACGTGTGACAGCTTCAGCCTCCGCGGGCGCTGTATCATGCAACACCGAACCACTACCTGATCTAAGAGCCTCCATCCAGTTCGCTTCATCACCGCCATGTGTGCGTCTAATCTCTGCCAGTGGTCCATAGCCTTCATCAACAAGCTGCGTTGTAGCTCGTTGAATGAGACTAGTAGGCTTGTTCATAGTACTCTGTGAAGGCTCAGCATGTAGCTGTTGCTCAGCACCCGCGACGATAGTAGGCTCACCTACACGTGGCTCAGCAGCAGTACGTATGTTGACAGAACCTTGTTCTTCTAGCGCACGTGCAGTGCTAGTACGTGCAGCTTCACTAGCAGCTAACACCTCACGACTGCGACCTTTGACAGCGCCGACGAGTGCGGCTAGCCCTGCTATACCTGCACCTGTTGCAGCTAGTGCACCAACGCCAGCACTATCAGTCGGCGTAGGAGTGAATGCTGTAGGCTTGTCTTGTGCATAGCGTATAGCTTGATCTATGCCAACACCAACTGCAGCGTTCGCTGCTACGTTTGTCCCGGTGTAAGGCATAGTAAGTGGAGTGAGCAACTCAGCACCCTTGAGTGCAACACGACTAGCGGGGTTATTGACAATCGCGTTAGTAACTGCATTGCCAGCAGCACGAGTACCCAACTTAGTAGCCCAACCAGCAGGGCCAGGTATAAGTGCACCACCTGCAATCTCCGCAGCGCTCTCCGTCCAACTGCGTTGATTTGAGGGACGCTCGTCACCTAACAACCTACGCACAGTGTCCTTAGCTTTCGTTGCTAAGTATGCACTACCGCTAAGCTGTTCGGTGGTAAAATCCTCGAATTGTTTAGATTTCTTGTACTGTTCCAAGCCTGAGTTGATGGTATCATCATCCAGTTGTGGATTGCTCGCCTTCCACGAGTTAGCAACCTCATTCAAGTGATTGGTGATGTTCTTCTGTGCGTCTTCAACCTGAATGTTCTTGGCGAACTCATCCATGAACTTTGTATCATCTGCATATGATCTGTATAACGCACTGGCACCTGAGTACGCTAGCCCCGGTAGTGCGAGTATGTCAGTAGGCGTAGTAGCAACACCAACAGCGAGCGACTTGAGGTGATCTTTGATACCACCACCACCAGCTTGCTCAGCTAGCACATCATTCGGGTCTTTGCCGTACTTGGCGATGTACTCATCGCGCGTCATATCGACATAGGCATCACTCATTGTACTTCCTCAACAACAGGCTGCTCTACGTCCTCTAGTGGCTGTTGTTCTAGCATCTCATTAGGAGCGAGTATCCTGCCTGTGCGTGGGTCTACTCTAAACACACCTGCACCACCGGGAGGCGGTGGCACTGCAGTGCCGCTATTGAATACAACACCACCCGGTATGGTAGACGCAGCAGCAGGAGTACCGGGCTTAGGTTGTTTAGTAATCAAGTCAGGCGTCAACTGTGGTACAGGAGGTGTGTAGTACTCACCACCACCTGTCATCGGCATAGTCTTTACTCGCTTAGGTCCAGTATCAACAGGTATACCAGCGTTAGCCGCTGCATCACCCTTACCCCACTTGGGCCATACGAACGGCATGCTCTGTCCTACAGGTAACATGCCCTCACCTGTTGCAGCTATCATTGCACCGAGTTGGTCATTAGAACCAGCAGCGGGCATGTTAGGATCGACAACAGGTGGCGGTGGTGTAGGTGCACTAGGACCACTCAGTGCTGTAGAGAAGCCGCTAACCGACTTCGCCGCCCTATTGTAGATAGCATCAGCAATCGACTTGAAGCCTGCAGCGGGCGATACGTATTCAGGTGCGTGCTCGTTCATGTCATCTACAGTATAGCCGCTGTTCTCTGGCGTCGTTGGTGCTGTGGGCTGCGCAACAGGTGGTGCTTGTGTAGCTTGTGTAGTCGGCTGTGCAGTCTGCGGAGTAGGCTCGCTGGCAGCAGCGCTCATGTCATCAGGTATAGCTGCAATCTGTGTTTGCGTGGGTCTAGACTGCGGCAGTGGTACGTCTATAGCCAGCCGATTGACTTGTGGCTCACTAGTCATACCTTGCGCTGTCATAACAGGCGGCGACACAGGTGCACCAAATGTGCTGGTAGCACCATACATGCTAGGCTTCCTAACAGGTGCAGCGGCAGCCTCAACAGTAGGAGCAGTGGGTGATTGTTGCGTGGGAGCAGTTGTAGCAGTGGCAGTCTCAGTAGGCTGTTGTACCCCTTTCAATGCAGCAGCACCAGCGGCTAGTTGCTGCGGCGTGAAGTTTCGCGCCGAAGGCCCACCGCTCTGCATGTGCATACGATCATACGGCACACCGCTGTTGAAGTGTCCACCCCATGTGAACTTCTTATCAGGATGTGCTTGTAGTTGATAAGCTTTAGCTGCAGCAGCAAAGTTCTCATATACCTTCCATCCCGGCACATTCGGATTGCCGAGATTGGGTATCTTTCTGCCTTGATCGTCAATGATCCTAACGTCGATAGCGCGACCGCTAGGGTGCCACGGTGTCCCGCGTGTTCTGCGATCTACAGTCGAAGTCACTTCAACGCGATAGCCAGCGGGCAGTGTGCGAGATGCTTGTCTCACAGTGTCAATCAACCACGGCTGCACATTGATACCACCACGCGTATAGCCATGTGCACCACGCTCATCAACACGCACATCACCTACATCTGGCACTCTACCGGGAGGCCGCGGAGCTACATCGGAGGTAGTTGCTCCTGCTCCTGTTCCTGATCGTCCACTAGGAAACCTACCGGCATCGCTTGTCGGCGGTGCCACCTCCTGACCTGTTGGCGCTGGCTGTTGCGCAGGTTGTCTAGGCACCTCTTGACCACGTACAGTCTCAGCTAAATAAGGATCGACCTTGCCCTTGACGAGTTTGTTGTAGAAATCACCGACAGTGATGTTGCTAGGCACACCACTCATAATGAGTGTGCGCGAGTTGTCACGAACACTGCCGTCAGGGTTTTTCACCTCAGGCAGTATCCTAGTCAATGGCGCTTGTGAGTTTAGGTGCAAGTTAGCAAGCGCACGTGGACCAGCAACAGGTCCAAGCTGTGTCAACATCAGTATCTTCGGCACATCATCCACAGTGTTGCCTAGCGATGGCAACTTAACACCGGGAGCAGCACCTTGAGCAGTGCCAGTCTCACCAGCGAACTTGTGATAGGCGTCTATACTGCGGCGCATGTTCCGCGCAGCATGCTCACCCATCCTGATAGGATCACTAGTCTCCTGATCGCTAATGTTCAACTCACGACGTAGTTCTGCAGTAGTACCGAACCAACCCATAGCACCTGTATCTGGCCTAGGTGTTGGCTTGGCATCATAACCGCCGTTGTTAGCAAGGCCCATTGCAGTCTGCAGTATGCCGCGTGGCAGCTTGTACTTACGCTCAGCAGCTTCCCATGCAGCAGTAATCTCAGGACGTATCTCTGGAAACAACTGGCCGCGTTGCTTGCCACTGCTAGCACCACGAGCAGAGCGCGGTAGTGTTGCACTAGTTGCTACAGGTGTGTACAACCGTGGCAATGCAGTGCCAGCTTTACTCTGTGCAGGTGCTTGATTGCTACGTGCCATGAGTTCTAAAGCACCACCATCAGCACTTGCCATCGCATCATTAGGGTCTTCAACATCAACTTGTGAAGTCTTACCACTAGACGTAGGTGTGAAGTCTGTGCTAGGTGCAACAGGTGCAACACTCCCCGGTATAGTTCTAGGTGCAGGAGGTATAGGAGGTGCACTACCACCTGTACTCCCTGACATAGTTTGACCGGGTTCTAGTGGACTTGGGCCTCTAGTGTCTCTGTCATATATCTTGTGCTTAGTAGCAAACCTGTCACGTTCTTCCGACCCCATGCGGAAGCGACGTTCCCATTCTTCGTTAGCACGCTCAGTAGTATCTAAGCGCTCTTGTCTACGCAACTCGTTCTCATGCATGCGCATTTCACGATCTTGCAGACGTTCCTCTCTACGTGCCATGAGCGAATAGAACAAACGCGTAAGTGCATCCATAGCTGCAGCATTACGCATAGCAATCTCAGGCGTTAAGTCTTTAGCGTTTTGACTAGGAATGACTGCCATCGTTGCACCTATGAATAGAACGAACCTTCTGTACCAGTGTACAACTCACTATCGTCACCACCGCCACTACCACCGAAGCCACTTACACCGCCACCACCACGTGCGCCCATACCTCTGAACGCACTAGCAAGCTGCGCACCAGCACCAGCTATAGCATTGCCATAGCCCATGTTCGGTTGTGTGTAGTCGAGTGTGCCACCCTGCTTAGCGAACATGCCCGTTGCAGCATTACCAGCAGACAACAAGCCTGACTGTCCAGCAGGTAGTGTACCTTGCGTGTCAAGTGCTTGTGGTTTGTAGTTAGTCTCAGGTAGTTGACCAGCGCGTGTAGCGAACAAGTTGTAGAGATTGGCCAAGCTATTACGTCTTGTATCGGCTTCTTTCTGACCAATGCCACGAGCCATCAGCTTAGATGTTAGGGCAGCTTTAGCATACGCAGCGTTGTTCTCACGTGCCATGCTGGCAGCTAGGTCATCGAAGTTACTATTGTTACCAGTTCTCATCGCTTGTGTGAACACGCGACGACCAGCATCACCACTAGCCTCACGTATGCCCATAGCTTGTGCATTGTATAGGTCACTAGCTATGCCTTCGTCACTAGGCGTATAGGTGTTTTGTAGTTGCCGTCTGAATGTATCAGCTAGGCTTTCTTCCTCTATACCACGCGCGTAGTTGCGCTGCATAACCTTGCGGCGCATTGGTAAGTCTTCTTGTAGCACCTTACGCTGCTCAGCATCCTGCAGCGCTATCATGTCGAGCACGCCTTTACCGCCCTCGACTACCCAACCTTTACCTGGTACGAAGTGTGTACGTGTACCGCGTATGTCTGTTGTACCTAGCTTCTGCTCAGCACGCACTTTCAACGCCATAGCGATAGCTTCTTGGCGCTCTCGCTCGCGCTGCTGCATGTTCATTACATTGATAGCCCAATTCAACTGGTTAGTCTCATCTTGCGCCTCGGCATTCATTATGCCGCCAGCAAGACTAGCACCTGCACCAGCTAAACCGCCTATCAGACCAAACATTTCCATGAGTGTACTCCTTAGAAGATACCCTCATTTGTCTTAGCGTTCTGCTGCGCTTGGTTCTGGAACGTGTCATACAACGAGCTAGTTCCTGCAGTAGTTGTAGGAGTGGTAGCGTTGCCAACACGAGCAGCAGCTTTGCCAATGAGCGAGTTAACGTCGAAGTATTCCTTACCGCCCACTGCACCACGCAGTTCACCTTCAAGACCAGCTTGGCGTTCGCCAGCGTAGCTACGAACACGACTAGCCTCAGATGTGGGATCGTAGGTAGTACCAAAGTCCCAATTCGCCGCTGCATCAAGCGCTGCTTGGCGACGTTGATTGACTGAGGTAATGTCGCTCTCACGAATGCCACGACCGATGTTCTGCAAGTCGGTGTTAGCAGTGTACTTAGCAGTGCCAAGATCACGTAGTGCGCGGTCATAGACAGCTTGACTAGCTTGACCACGGCCCTTAGCTGCATCTAGATCAGACACAGCTGTGTTGTACTGCTCATCGAGGATGCTATTCAAGATGGCATCATCGCTAGTAGCACCGAAGGTGTCTTCAGCATAGTAGGGAGAGACTTGCTCATTGAATGTAGTGCGATACTTATTACGTTGACCTGTTCGCGCACTGCCTAGTATCTCATCTAAGATAGTCGGTGAGAATGCGCTAGTGTAATCCCCGCCAACTTGCAGCGATTGGTCAGCAGTGTTGATCCTGTTGGTGAATTGATCATATACACCGTAGGGATCACCGCTTTCAATGCCGAGTGAGCGTAGCCTGTTAGTACCACCAGTCAATGCACCTGTGTACGCTGCACCTTTGCTCGACTGCCAAGCAGCATCACTCGCCGCCTTTGCACGTTCTTCACGATCTCTGTCTTCTTGTGCACGGCGCTGTTCACGTTCAAACTCTTGTGCAGCTTCCCACTCACGAGCTTGCGCCTGTTCCATAGGTGACGGCTGCGGAGGTGGAACATAGCCACCACCACCTTTAGTCTCTAGCACACGTTCTTTAACCTTCTTGCGCTTCTTACGTGCGCTGTTAGGAATGTCAGTAGCATCGCCAGCGTCAGCGTGTAGCTCGTTGTCGTTCAACTTCTTCTCTTTGCGCAACGCCCACGCCGCTATGTGTGGTGCGATCATCTTCGTTACCTTTCTGCTTGATGTGTTTCACAGCGATGTAGCCTTGCTTCTTATAACCTAATCTATTCATGATGGCGATAATGCGTTCGACTATTTCAGGCTTCTCATCGTGTTCGACTTGCGTGTAGATGTGTTCAACGCCTTTGCTAGCAGCCCACTTCTCGAAATGCCACAGTAGCATTGCAGCTATCAAACCGCTGCGATGCTCAGGTACAACAAACCACATCTCCTGCTGCGCTATATCGCTAAGGCTATAAAGAGAAGGGCGAATAGTACCAACAATATAGCCCACAGGACGATCCGCGTTGTCGTAACCGATCCACGCATTGAGGTACTTCCTCTCTGGATCGCGTACACATTGCCAAACAGCACGCGCAACTGCAAGCACGCTGAATTGACGACTACCGCCGAACTCGTCGTGATGCAGTTGCGCTAGCTTCTCAATGTCCACACCTTGCTGTGGTGTGTTTAGTAGTTCTACTTTCACGGCGTCAACTTATCCTTGGCATGTTGACGTTTATACCAGCAATACCAAGCAACACTATCAGTACCCATATCACGATGATTACCGTGATAATGCCCATCAACACACGGATGATAGTGTTGAACGGTTCGCCTAATGATATGAGAGCTAACAACTGCTGCGCTCCCCACCATATCGCGCCGAGGATAATGAGTACGAAGATCAGTCCTATGATAGTACCGATCATGTTACTTACTCCTTGCTGCTTTGCGCTTCACACTGTAGGCAATAGCAACAGCTTGCTTCTGCGGCTTGCCAGCTTTGCGCTCAGCACGTATATTCGACTTGAACGCAGCTTTACTCGTTGATTTCTTCAACGGCATCTACTCTCACCTCCTTTTCGGTCCCGCTTGACCTGCACCGGGTGCGTAGTACCAACCTTCGTCAGTGTTAACGCCCCAACCACCACTCTCAGGTGCCTTCTTGACAGTGATAGTGATACCAACACCTGTTTCTTCAACAGGAGGTGGTTCTTCAATAGGAGGAAGTACGATAGGATGCTCAGGGTGTGCATCACCGGGACGACCTCCCGGCATTGGACCACCACCAACTTGAAGACCAGTGATCCACGCATAGCCAACTATCGTTGCTGGATATGGGTCGATGCTCTTGTCACGTGGGTAGATGATAACTTGCATTGAGACAGGTACTTGAGCCATTATGCAACTCCTTCATTTCTGTTGTAGGTATAAGGGAAGATCACGTGTACTTCGTCGTCAGTTTCTATCATCAACTCCTTCATCAGCCCCGAACTTATGTCGGCTACTCTGCCTGTGTCTTTGTGTGGTCCCCAATCAGCAGGGAACGCACGTAGTATGACGCCAGTCTTAGGTGCGCGTACTAGTGCTGTTTGTGTCAACAATATCTCACGAGGTGTTACATCGTAGTCCCATCGACAAGCGATGTAGTGCACACGTGGATTGAGCCTACGAGCTAGACCTGTGGTGTTAGGCGGTTGGTGTGTTAAGAACAAGAACGGCGCGTCTTCTACATCGTATATGAATGCGAGTGGTTCATCAGGACTGACGCCTTCATCCATAGGTCCACCGAACCAGCTAACATTGCCATGTAGTTCTAACAACATAACTAACGCCCCTCTCGCAACTTCTCACGAACTCGCTCAGGTGTCTCTTTTACACACAAGCCTATACCACTTAAACGAATAGCAGCGCCATGCGGATTGTGGCAGTGTGAGTGCATTGCTGGCCTGATTGCTTGCACTGCTGTACTCTCGACCCAGATAGGAGAGCCGTCGAGTTGTGTGAGCATGATGAGTGTGAGTATCATGTCATCTTTTTGTTAACGAAGTCTGCAAGTGCTAACGGCGGTTGTCCTTCCAGAGTGCGCAAACGGTTCTCATGGTCGTACAGCACCGTCGCTTCCTGTGATGCGTGCGGTGGCGTTGGTTCAGGTGGCGTGTAAGGATCGGGCACACCGCCGTCTGCGAGCCATTGCTCATAGTTGGCACGGTCGCGGTTGGCCGGATCATTGGGAATTGACGCGCCATCCTCGGTGCGGACGACAACATCAGTTGCGGTGAGTTGATAGTCTGCCATCACAACCTCGCATCACAAACTATGCCACCCGCTGCGTAAGCTGCCCCCGTTGCCGTTGCAGTTGCTTGCATTGTAATAGAGCCATTTGTTATCGACCCCGCCACAATTCCACCTGCGTTGCTGGATGACCAACCGGGAAGCGTTACGGTTGGCGCTGCTCGCATTGGTGAAAAAAGGAATGGTCCATAAATTGCCCCGCCTGCTACATTGTATCCAGAAAGAACAAAATTATTTGTCTGCCAGTATCGCCTGCACGTCATCAACTCTTGGTCGTAAGGCCGCATGATGTATGGCGAACGCGCAGCACTCGATGCTTCATTGCCGGGAAGCACGATGACGCCTGTGATCTGGAATGTGTCGCTGGTCGCGGCACCGCCGTTGATGGTCCCTGTAGCGCCAAACGCGTTGTTTGCTGCCCAGACGCCAGCAGGAATTTGATACGTCGTTCCGGCTGCAACGGCGATACGCAGCGCGAGTCCAATACTGTTACCTTGTGTCCAAGTACCAGTTACGTCACCCGGTATAGTCGTGGTTTTGTATTCCCAAGTATCGGCGGCGCTGACAGCAAACGAGAACACATAAACGCGATTGTTGGCTCCATTCGCTACGTTGCCGGAATATGAACCAGTGCGATGTGCCTTGACCCAGAAACCGATAGTTATTGGAGAAGCTACGGCGCTGCCAAACCACAATCGAGCAGTTCGATAACCTTCAATCGGATGATATATCTGAATGTAATCACCCGCACCTATTGACGCGATTGCGGTAGTAACATTGACCTTCAATGAACTGGTAAGGCCGACAGGACCATCGGCCACCTGCTGTGCCGACACCACAAAACCGCCTGTATAAACTAACCATCCATCGACAATATAACCAGATGCCGGAGTGACGAGCGCGCCGCCCTTTTCCTGACTAACCTCCATCGCGCCGTTAATCTGCAAACCGCTGTACGCCATCGCATCAAACGGCGCGGCATAAGTAACGACGCCAGATGTGACTGCATTCGCCACAAATGCAGTCGTTGCAATGGTGGTGTCATTATCACCAGCACTAGGTGTTGGTGCTTTAGGATCACCAGTGAATGTCGGGCTGGCTATTGGAGCTTTGAGAGCATCTTGGGCATTAACATATGTTATGTCGGCTTTCAGTGCGTCCTGATTATCGACGTACGTCTTGATACTAGTCTGCAACGCAGCATCAGCAGCGGTGACGAATGCTGTAGTTGCTATACTAGTGTCGTTATCTCCTGCAGTTGGAGTTGGCGCAGTAGGATTACCAGTGAACACTGGTGAAGCTAGTGGAGCCTTTGTGTCAATGTTTGCTTGTAGAGCAGCACCAGCACTATCGACGTATTCTTTGCGCGTGGCATGATTGGGTATAGTAGCTGGACTACTAAGCACAACTTGCACAAATGACGGTGTGTCGGTAGGACCAACACCAATGTTGTCAGCAGCAGCTACAGGGTCAGCAACATCGCTGAGGTTATTAGTACTCAGCATATCGCCTGCACCACTACCTGATGTGCCGGCATTGCCTGTGCGTGTGAATGCTACAGCGAGATTATCGCCGTCAGCCAGAGAACCACCATGCGCGATGTACTTGACAGTTACAGATTGCCAAGTGCCGTTGTCAACGACAGGACCGTTAACGTCAAACACTAAGAAGTTCTCAGGCGAGGCAGCATTACGCACGTAGATACTACCACGTGATGTTAGATTAGTACTATCATCCCAAGTGATAACCCAACCTGACACATTAGGATTGCCAAAGTCAGCACTCTGCGCACTTAGCATCAACTGCGTGATGTTAATAAGAGTAGCGTTGTTGAAGCGTACTTCGCCCATGCCGGGGTCGGCTGCAACTGTAGAAGCGTCGAAATTCCATCTGAATGCACTCTGCGCAGTTACAGCTAAACTAGCTGCTTGCTCTGCTACATCAGCACTAGTTGCTGCCTCTGCCGCACTAGCTGCAGCAGCGGCGGCGCTGTTAGCTGCATTCGTCGCTGCAGCTTCAGTGTCTAGTACTACATTGGTAGCATCAAAGACTGTTACCCAAAACACGTCGTCGGGAGGGAAGGTAGTGCTAGATGTATGTGATACGACGCACAGGTGATAGTGATATTCGCCAGTTACAACTATATCACCTAGCGCGTACACAGCACCAGCTAGCCAATCACCTCTAAACAGAGGCACACCTAGTATCTGTATAGTCCAATAACTAGGATTAGCTAAACGGTCTGCAGCGAATGTGCCAGTAGCAGCACTCGTATGAGTTACAAGGCATCTATACAGTTGTGATGTTTCGGCTTCAAATACTCTATCACCTACTACATACTGAATAGAGTTCTGCCACTCACCGCGTACAGGTGGAGTGCCTAGTTGTAAGAACATTGCATCGACTTGCGACCAGTTAGCATACTCAAGTGTATGCCAACGCGGTGTGTCGAAGTTTACGAGTTTGAAATTGTAGTTAGGAGTATAACCGCGTATATTAGCAACCATCACAGCCACCTATTGTAAGTGGCTATAAAGCCGTCAGCATATATAAGATTATATATATATACTAGCATCGCCCGCTTCGCGTGCGATGCCTCGCCGTTTGTATGTATATAAGTATCAAATAGCACATTTTCGGGCATTTGTCAACCCCTTACATAGTACAATCTACTAGCCGCCTACTAGCCGCGCACTACGCTTCCTTTCTGATACAGGAAGCTGTAAGCGCTAACTGACAGCGATTGTGTACTCTCTCCGCTTGTACGTACTTTAAGCAGTTTGCACTTAACTGGCATCTGCCATAGCTTCTGTTCACGTGTTCTACGTCCTGCGCCGTATACTTGTTGACCTGCACCATACGCGCCAGCTTCATTCGGCACGAAGGTGATAGAGCGTGCAGGAGTTAGTTGTCCTGTCGCTGCATCTCTGTATATGTTGTCAGAGAACAACTCGACTGTAAATTGTGCTTGACCATTAGCATCGGCATGTACGAAGCGCAGTGCCTTGGTATGTTGTCTAGCACCGAAATCACTCCACGGCAGTTCCCACGTGAAGCTGATAGGTTCACCTTTGTATTCTTCCCAACTATCAGGTTCTAGCTCACGAGCAGTTTGGAAGTCTGCTGCTGTTGTTGTTACATCTGCTAGACACTTGTACACTAGCCCATCATGGCTATCGAACACGCGGTCTTTGGTGTGATATGTCTGTCCACTTGTCCACGAAACGAAGTCGTACATGCCATACCAGTCAGCGTACACAGGGTTCTCAGGTGAACCATAGCGCATCATGTAGCCGTCAGGTGTGAACAAGAATGCGCGACCTTCTAGCGTACCGCAGCCGCAGTTGAACCGCAGATACTCCTTAGTCTTGAAGCGTGACCATGCAAACAGCTTCAACTGTGGTACGTAATGGTAGATGTAACCAACGGAGCCGTCGATGACTGGTTGTATAGTGACAATGTTGCCGCCGCCACTTGTGTTAGTACTCGTCGTCGTTGGTAATTGTGCATCTATCTCTATGAGTAAGTAGTTCTCACTCAACACTCCTAGGACTTTGCGTGTGCCGTTGATTTGTTCTGGCAAGATTGTGCTAAACCCTGTAGCACCTGCTATAACTACAAAGTCACCCTGCTCCAACAAGTGCGCATCGTGGCGCAGTATTAATGAATACTGTGTGAACTCATGATTAGCCATGTCTAGGTCAAAGTAGAACGGATCATCTGTCAACTTGCGTACATCTTGCGTGTCGAACTTAGGCAAATAGAAGTGCACTGTCTTGTTCTTACCATCGTAGAAGCCAAACGCCTTCAAGCGCATAGTGTCCTTACGCATACGCCCAATGTGTCTACTCAACATCGTTTCGACGTAGTTACTCACACGTTCAGGTACGACTGCGTTGCTGAGTGCTGACAACTTAGCACTAGGCACACCGTTGAAGTCCAACATGAACACATCGCTGCCTATCTCTACTATCGAACGGGGTGCATTGGAGCCGAAGCCGTTTAAGGTGTCGATGGGTTGTGGGTCGTGCTGACCTGCATCGTTGTACAGACCGAGCTTCATCATCGTTGTCGAGTTAGGAGAGATAACCAGCAGTGCGTCTTTGATCGTAGCAAACCCACGCACTGTTTGCTCAGGACTAGCAGCAATCTTAGACATGTCAATGTCAACAGCGTCGTTAGGATTAGGACTATCGCTGTAGACCATCGAAGTGTCTTTGGCCGCTATGCGTATCTCTGTTGTGTGTGTTGGATACTGTGATGGGTCGGTGTCGTGTACAGTGAAGAACCTGAATGCTGACTTGCAAGCGTCGAATGCTGGCACCTTGTCATTACTAAACGAGTTGCCGGGGTCTACTAGGTACAACACCCACTGCGTTGCATCTGTACGTGTGAAGTCTATACTCAGCGGCTTATCATGTCCGTTGCTACAGATCAACTCTTTGCCGAATATGTCATGTGCAATAAAGTCAGTATAACTCCAACCAATAGGTGCACCGGGAAGTGCTGCAGCTACCTTCTGGCTCCATATACGTTGTATAGTCTTTGTGCGGTCGATTGTCAGTATCTCACCAGCACTAGTCCACAGCAGTACGACATTAGCGAAGTAGCGACATTCAACAGGCTCACCACCTAGTGCATGTGTGTCACGTGTCCAGTGTAGAGGGAATGCACTGCTAACACCCGTAGCTGTTGCTTTACCACTTACAACTATCTCAAACGTGTTGGCATCTACTACACGACGAATGCCGTGAGTTCTGTTAAGCATCTCAGCAGTGATACCATTGAAGCTGCCACCTATGCCTACAATAGTAATGTGATCGCCAGCTACAAAAGGATGCGCAGTGAATAGAACAGAAACAACGCGGCTGTCTAGTGTAGTAGCTATTCCTGCTGCTGCTACTGTGCCACTGCTCTCTACACCTTGTTTCAACTTCAACCACATCTCATAACCGAAGCGTGGACCTGCACGGCGGTCGGTGTATGTAACCATGTTGTCGAAGACTGGTGAGAACTTGCTAGTTAAGTTCTGCTCACTGTCAACTACGTTCAACCCACCACCGAAGTCACGGATAGTAGTGTTGTTGAGCTTCGGTGTAGGCCGCGGCTGCTTCGGTCTGCCTAATGGCTTGAGCCGCGTAAGCATCTGTACCATAGTCAGGTCCACCTGTTGACAGTGCTTCGGGACGACATAACAGTATCAAGTGGAATGTTGAAAGTCTGCCGATTGAACTGACTGAGTGCATCCTGAAACAGGATGCGAAACTTGTCGCTAGCGCCGGGATTTGTGCCATCATCTTCAAGTACGTCCCAACATGTGCCTAACATCAACAACTGCGTATCCATGAATATCTCATCACTGTCTTCTTCAAAGTCATCAGGCTTGGTACGATATGTCACATACACCTTGCCAACTGTATTAGCTGGTAGCACTCTAAACCACTTTGTCTTGTTATTGCCGAGTGGTCGTAAGCTAGGATAGTTAATGTCAATGTCTCGTACATTCATTGGTGCTATTGGCAATGGTTTGTGTGATCCTTCCCAAAACACACTGTGCAGATCGCGCCAGTCTTTCAGCTTGTCATCTAGGGCATCTGTAATGGTGCCAGTGACGCCATCGAGTGTGTGTGGTTCTTGGTATGTGGTGTAGTCAGGTAACCAGTACTCACGGAAGATCATGTCGAACTTGTGCTGTACTGCTAACTGTATGCGTGGCTCTGCATATATCTGCGCGTCAAGGCCCTCTACGAGCGCCAAGCGCTGCAGCACCTTTGTAACAATGTCACCGAATGTAATCATTGTAAGCTCCCCACGTGTGTAGCGTACACGAGCGGCCTGTGTGGTGGACTAGCCACACAGACCACTCATGCCCTCTCCGCACCCTCAGAACTACGCAATCACGTGGGCCGCACCATGTAGATTGTTGCGGTCTACTACGCAGGTGAACCTGTAGCTACGCACACCATCGGGAGCTAGGTTAGGTGTGTAGGTGCCACGA